TAATAAAATATTTACTATGACTACTAAAATTGGTTATATCTATGCTATCGAAAACAATTTCGATAGTTCGACTTATATTGGTCTAACGACGAAGACTATTAAAGAACGTTTTGCTCAACTGTTACCCAAGAAGAACTAATGGAAGAAATGAAGGTCATCAATGACCTGAAATATAAAGTTTAAAAATAATGGTTGATTTTTAGCCCTTTTATACCTTTCAGGTATAAAAGGTACTTGTGTGCTCATCAAAAGCATAAAAAATTTATTTCTTTCGGTAAACCTCTTCAAGGCACTCAATCATACCAAGAGTATCTTTCCTCAAACTATTGGTTGTATCCCCCATAAAATTTTCTTCAACATATTATACTGTGTTATCTTCTTTGTAAGTCGACTGACTCGCACACATTCACACCGTACACATTTTACTCATATAATAAATGGCTAATAAGTGTGCTACATGGCATTCACAACCTCTTGTGAATCCACTCACAAACAGGAAGATAAAAAAAAATGGACCAAAGTATAAAGAGTTGGAGAACGAGTGTGGTCCACCACCTTCAAGATCAAGAAGGTCTCCATCACCTTCAAGAAGATCAAATACATCTAGAAGGTCTCCATCACCTTCAAGAAGATCAAATACATCTAGAAGGTCAACAAGTCCACAACGACCAAGAGAATTGTATTGTGGTAACAATGCTCGAGATGAAGGATTAAGAAATGGGTCTAAAGTATTAGGTACAAGGTACCAGTGTTTAAAAAAAGGCATTGGAAGAGGTCTAAATGAACCTATTTTCAGTTATAGCGATGAATACGAACCAATCGAACAAGTAAAAGTGTTTTGTGGTAATGGCACAATTCTACCACGAGACAAAGATAGATTTGGTACTCGAGACGAATGTCTTAGAAAAGGTTTCGGTGTAGGACAAAAACAAAAATATACTCGAGATGGTGGAATTCAGCGAGGACCTGTCGTCTCAGAAGATAGAGGTTGGTACAAGGTCTATTTACCATCTGCTTTAGGGCCAGTTGCTTTGGGTGGTGTTGGTAGACGATAAATTTTTTTATTATAACGGTATAATAAAAAGGAAATGAAATGTCTCTTATAAATATTTTTGATTTCATAAAGAACCATGATTTGGCTTTTGATGTCACGTCTGATTGGTTTCAAGATTTGTGGTACCCTTTATCCAAATTTAACCCCCCCCAGTTGGGGGGGTTAAAAAGGTCAATTTTCAACCTAAAACTATGCCAATAATTGTCACCTCCAATTTGTTGGAGTGGATGGGATTCAAGGGACGAAATTCATCAGACAAACAAGAACGTTTTTCAAGGATTCTTAGAAGCCATGATATTTTATACGAAGAAATTGGTTATCAACATCCTTTAGCTATCGAGTATCCATGTGTTCAAAAAGAGGCTAAATTGATCCCAAAACAATTGGAACAAAAAAAATGGATTTGTATGAATCAACGAAGCTTTAAAAAAGCTGTTATGAGAATAAACACTGAAAATGCTGAAATTGTGAGAGACTACTATCTTAATCTCGAGGAAGCTTTGTTCGCTTACGGAGAGTATACGATGAAATTTCTCATGGAGAAGTCGGAACAAGAGCAAAGAATACGCGAGTCGCAACTTTCTTTAGCGATGGCTCAATTGGCCATAAAAGATAAAGAAATAGAAAAAGCCGAAGAGAAAGCCTTGGTTGAAGTTGAGGCTAGGCGAAAGGCCGAGTTGAAAGCTCAACGGGTAAACAAGTTTATGCGAAGATCAAGCATAAAAGAAAGGAAACTTGAATGGATCTATATAGCCACTACTAGAAAGTATGCTAAAGAAAGAATTTTTAAACCAGGGTCAACTGATAGGATAAGTAAACGTATTTGTGGTTATGCTACTGGTCACCCTAAAAAAGACTCTTACTTTTACGTTTGGATCAAAAAATGTTACAACGCAAAGGACCTAGATAACCATATTCAGAAAATGTTACATCTGTTCAAGTATAAGGAGAAATCTAGCGATACCGGAAGACATGAACTTATTCACGGTATAAAGGTGTCAGATTTGGTTGCTATAGTCGATTTTATCTCCGACAACTATGATGCAAACGTAGACTATGTGAATAATTTCATCAAAACAAGATTGGATGAAAGTTTGGACGAAGAGGACCCTGAACCAGTTCCTCTCGATATTAAAAAATTGACCTATCATATTGGTGAACACACAGAGACTATTGATCTTGAAGAAGAGGAAAGTGAGTCTGTCAGAGACGCTTTCGATGATATTCTTCTATCGTTGAAAGAGCAAAGAGAACGTAATGGCGAAACTGTCGTTCTTAGTCGTAAAGAGTTAATGAATCGACTATCATCGACGACTAACACAACCAAAAAAGACTTGTGGAGTCAAATCAAACAACTTAGTGGTTGGACCAGTTCGAAAGCTGAGATCGACGATGGTGACTTTAAGTATAAAATTATCTACTAATTTTTTATACTCGTTTGAGTATAAAAAATATAATATAATCTAATGGACACCTCGACTTTTAGCCACCCCCATTTTATCTTGGGTCAGGTATAATTCATGGTCATTGAAAAGTTCATTTGAATCTATTTTTTAAAAACAATATTCACGGATAAAGTTGTCGGATTTGGTTGCTATAGTCGATTTTATCTCCGAGAATCGACTATCATCGACGACTAACACAACCAAAAAAGATTCGTGGAGTCAAATCAAATAACTTAGTGGTTGGACAGTTCGAAAGCTAAGATCGACGATGGTGGACTTTGAGTATAAAAAATATAATATAATCTAATGGACACCTCGACTTTTAAGAGTCACTCCATTAATCATTTTATCTTGGTTAATTTTGACCATTGTTCCGCCACTTGTTGCCCCAAAGTTGGAAACACCACGATAAGGTCTGTTGTTTGTCAGCTTGACTGTTTGACCACCAAGTTCGTACACGTTTCGATTTGGCCTAAGATTCAAGTTTGAGGTTGTTTGAGCCTCGTAATTTGGAACATTTTTTGAAAGGTGAACATCAGTATTGAGATATTTTTGTTGACTAATTCTTTTCTGGTTAATATGATCCACGTTCGAGACCAATAGAGCATCGTCCAAAATTGGAATAATTCTATGATCGCCGGTGTCCTTTAATTTTCGAACATTTGAATTAACGTCAAAAGCAAGCGCACCAGAATTGACCATGAGACCAATATTCGAAGGTGGTGCTGCGGGACCTTCCTTTTTGAATGAACGTTTTGATTCAGCTGAAACTTTCATCGGGGCCTTGTGTATCTGCTTAAAATATTCAACTGTATCCGGTTCAATTCTTTTGGTTTGATCAACCCTACATCTTTTACTGGTAACACTGGTACACTCTCTTGGCATACGTGATAGTGGCAACAAATCTTCTTGTCTCAAAATTGGTGGTCTGAAAGCTCCTTCATTCATAATTCTGTATGGTAATTTTCCACCACCACCAGCGGTCATGATACCACTCATATTCGAACCAGAGCTGCCACCGTCGACACCCATCAAACCACTGCCGCTATTACCATGATTTGAGTATTGAACTGACACCATTGGATTGTTGCCGCGGGCATATATATTAATCATCTCATTGATCCGACTACCAGAGTCATCGTTCCAATCGAGTAGGTCGTTGTTTTCTCCAACCTTGATAATTCTACGGGTATGGATGCCTGATGGTGGATCTTTGACTATATCAAAATTTCCATTCCAAACTTCAACTGAAGGTAAGGTCGCCTTACCATAACTTGTTAACGCTGAATATGATATCATTTATTTAGTGTGTAATTTTGACCAAATCAAAAATTGAATTTTGAGTGGAAAAATATACCATAAACAATACAGAAGATAAAATGGAAGTGTTAAAGGTTCGTCATATCCTTGATAATATATTGAGCTATCTTAGAGGTGGGTGGTTTGCTGAAGACTATTTAAACTTGCTTTTAGCCTTAAATTTGACAGATGAATATGCTCATAGAGAGCTCAAATTGAACAATCCAAATTTTCAACATATAACAAGGGCCTTGTTAGACCACAATTTGAAAAATTTTTCTTTAGAAACTATAAGGTCAAACTTTACCTTATTTTGGCAATCAATTGACTTGGACAAATTTAACGAAGAATTTTTCATTATTAGTCGTAAAATTTAAGTTGTATTGACTATACAAGTCAAAAAACACACAATCCACAGAAAATTGAACTTCCAGAGATAATTTACGTTAAAATAAAGATGGATATACATTATGGTCCAAGAGACGAATCTTTTACAGATTTATTAAAAAGTATTTTAAAATATGCAGAGTTAGATGAACCATTAATAAAGAAATATGTTAATAGTCAAACTCTACCTTTTTTTAATATGGCTTTTACGAGTAGTAGTGCCGACGAACAGTACAACTATGAACCATTTGAACAAATGGGTGACTCAACCATTGGAAAGTTTATTGTATGGAGTTCCTATGAAAAGTTTCCACAGCTTAGAGGTAAGTCTGAAGCTGTGGAAATTGTTGCTCGAATGAAGATTAATTTAGGGTCAAAAGATAACCTTTATCAGATAGCAGAAAATTTGGGGTTTTGGCCTTTTATATCAGCTTCCGAAGAGCTTAGACTTAGAGCAAAAAAAACTTTTAGAAGACGTGTTTGAAGCATTAATTGGAGTAATTGAATTTGTAATCTATGATTATTCTACACTTAACCATAGTCAACCCGGATTGGCATATCAACTGATATATTCAATTTTGTTAAAGTTATTTGAACCATATACTTTGAAAATCGATTACAACACTTTAGTTGATTCAAAAAATCAACTTAAAGGTGTGTTTGACCAATATAAAGACACATTGGGCTCTGAAGCTGTGTACAAGACCGAAAGGGTGGTAAAGAACGATAAAAATCTATTTATTTCAAAAGTATATGACTCTTCAAATAATTTGCTTGGAGAAGGTGCTGCAGCACTTAAAAAAGACGCCGAAAAGAAGGCTTCTGAAATGGCTATAATTAACCTTGAAAGAAAGGGATTCAAAAAAATAATTCCAAGCTTGTATTCGACCTTTTAAATATAAATTTTTAATGCTCTGCTAGAGCATTAAAAAGTGCAGAAAATTGAAATTTAAATAAGAAAAAAATATTAAAAATAAACATGTATTCTTACCATTATTTTAATTTCATAAAAAATAACCCAGATAAGCCATGGGATTGGGGATGTTTATCTCTAAACCCCAATATTACTTTTGATGTTGTACTCAAAAACCCAGATAAGCCGTGGGAGTGGGGATGTTTATCTCTAAGCCCCAATATTACTTTTGATGTTGTACTCAAAAACCCAGATAAGCCATGGAATTGGTGTTGGTTATCTCTAAACCCCAATATTACTTTTGATGTTGTACTCAAAAACCCAGATAAGTCGTGGGAGTGGGGATGTTTATCTCTAAACCCCAATATTACTGATGTTGTACTCAAAAACCCAGATAAGCCGTGGGATTGGGAATGTTTATCTCAAAACCCCAATATTACTTTTGATGTTGTACTCAAAAACCCAGATAAGCCGTGGGATTGGAAATATTTATCTCAAAACCCCAATATTACTTTCGATGTTGTACTCAAAAACCCAGATAAGCCGTGGAATTGGGAATATTTATCTCAAAACCCCAATATTACTTTCGATGTTGTACTCAAAAACCCAGATAAGCCGTGGGATTGGGGATGTTTATCTCAAAACCCCAATATTACTTTTGATGTTGTACTCAAAAACCCAGATAAGCCGTGGAATTGGAGGCGGTTATCTCAAAACCCCAATATTACTTTTGATGTTGTAC